CAGTTCGCTCATGGAAGTCCAGTCACCCACGATCACCGGTGTTCCGCAGGCTTGCGCTTCGAGGATTGGTATTCCAAAGCCCTCGCCCATTGCCACGTTCGTCAGCACGTCAAGTCCGTTGTAAACGTCCACCATGTAAGAATCAGGAAAACCCAAGCCGTTCATGTATTGGTCGCAGATCAGCACGTCCTCGCCGAGTACAAGCCCCATGCGCCGGATGAACTTGATCAGGTCAACGCCATTCCCGCCGTGCGTGCCATCGTCTGTGTGCAAGTAGAGCACCGTGTCAGGGTGAGCCGCGTGTAATGCTGCAAAGCCGGCAATTTGTTCGTGAAACGCCTTACGCGAAGGGTTATCCTTGTTAGCCGCAACCATGCCGACAATGAACTTATCCTGCGGCCACTTCAGGTGTTCGCGCGCTTCTTCTCGGTCAAGCGGCTTGAAGATCGAAGTATCAACGCCGTGAGGTACGTACCAAACGTCCAAGCCCACCTGTTCTGCCATGCGCTTGCCGAACTTACTCATCACGATCGGCTTTGCGGCTTGCCTTACCTTTGCCAGCACGTTTGCCGGCATCGGCTCATGGTCGATCGGAAACCAGGGAAACCAGGGCAAACCGATGTTCTCATTCTGGATTACCCACGCGTCCACCAGTGTCACAACCGCGTCCGCCCGATCCCACTCCGCGTGAGCACCGATAACATCCTGCCCATAAGGATGCTTGAACACCGGGTAGACTTTAATTCCGTTAATATTCAGAACGCCTGCCTGCACCCCGTAGAATGCAGTCACGCTAATACCACCGTCAAGTAGCTTTGCCAAACGTGGAACGAATAGTTTAGTTTGATTGCCATATCCAGTCGCGGCTGCCGGTGAATTACTGAACCAATTAATTCTCATATTATTTCAAGCCTCCAGCTTGCGCTCCGTTGGGGCAAGGAAGCGGTGGAGCGTGCCGTTTATCGGGGTATACGCCCTATCCTTGCCCATCAAGTCAGATGTTACTGAGACGTGCCCTTCAATTGCACGCCGTAGGTTGGGCGGTATACGCCGTAACCGTAGACCATTGAAGCGTTGAGTTCCCACGCGCCAACACCGGCGAATGAGGCATCCCATTGCGGGTTGATCGTGAATCCCTGACGAATGTCGAGGGCAAGTGCTTCCTTGCTGAACATTGCACCGATTGCGGCAGTGCCGCTTGCGATGTTCGCGTCAACGAAGAAGTCCATGTTGTCAAGCGATGCCTGGTAAAATCCGCTCATGAAGCGGTTCTTCAGATCCTCGCTCTGCATGAGAGTAGGCACGCCAGTTGACGCACTGGTTAGGTAGTACCATTGCATCGGGTGGATCACGACCGAGTAACGACCGTAGATTTTATTCCCGCGCATAATAGCTTGTGCGTTGAAGATGTTCGCCCAAGTCAAAGTGCCGCCAGCAGTTCCGACAGTGCCACCGGTCAAGCCGGACAACGTACCAGCAAGGTTAGTGTCAATGTGCGCGGCAGCAGTTTCGCCCAAGTAACGACCTGCGTCACGTTGTGCGCCGGCAGGATCGCTCTTGATGCGGTTCATAGTCAACGTGATCTGCTGACCGTAGGTTGTAGGCGTGATTGTGCCCCCAGCGGTTGCGCTGAAGGTTGAAGCGGTCATATCCACAGTGCCAGCGATTGAACTAAAAGTACCGCCACTGTATTCGCCGTAGACGCGGGGTGCGAGACCCTGATAGTCGCCGAAAGTTGTTACCAATGGCGCAAGTACGTTGCCTTCCTGCGCGGTAAACAGCGCAAGTTCGTAAACGTTTGCAACCAAAGTTTTGATGTCATCATAAGTTGATGCAGCCATAATGTATTACTCCTTACAGGGGATTTTCTGGACCCCAGTTGATTCCGCCGCCCTTCCAGATGTCAACTTCACCACCGGTGAGCCGCGTTAGCTTTTGTGCACGCGTTTCCTCTTTCGAGGCTTGCTCACCTGGATTCGTAGTACCCGCATTCGGCGCGGCTTTTGGTTTGGGCAGCACTTCTAAGATTGCCTTCGCGTCTTCTTCCATCTCTTCCAGCGTCTCGCCTTTCAGTCTGTCAGATAACGCGGCAGGCAGACCTAACTTCGCTGCCACCTCGATTTGCATTGTGCGTACGGTCTTCGCTTTTAGTTCGCTCTGAGCGCGTTCGAGTTCCGCCTTCAAACGGTCTGTCTCTGACATTTCCGCCTGCTTGCGTTCCTCTTCCGCTTTCTTATAGCGTTCCAGTTCAGCTGCCGCTTTCTTCGCCTGTTTGAGTTCTTCGCGCTGCTTGCGGATCAATTCCATAGCGCGCGCCTCGTCAAATTCTTCAGGCTTTTGGTCGTCAACCGCTGTTGGGGTGTCCTGCACCTCAACATCAAGCGTCTCGCTTTTAGGGTCTTCGTTAGTAGTCATTTCATTCCTCCAACTAATTTTGAATTAAATCTTGAAGCGGCGTTCGTGCCAGCATCTCGCCGTACACGTCATCATGCCGCCGTGTTACCATATCAGACAAGTCAAACTTGCCTTCTTTCCAAGCCTCGTAAGCAGAACTGCCCATCATGTTTCGCTGTTCTGATTCGCTTAGATTGCTAAACCAGTCCGTGCCTGTTTGCACTTGATCGTTGTACCCGATCACCACAGGGAGAGAAGTGCATCGGCAGTTGTAATGGCTATCCATAGATTCGTCATTCGAATGAATCGTGCCATGCTCAATTGCACATGCCATACAGGTATCCGCATCGAGGCTGCTATACCATGTCCATCCGCTAATAATGTCGTCGTTGGCAACGTACATCGCCCTGCTCGCTTCGCGGCTTGCGTATAACTGTGTCGTGCGGGTCATCCGCATGGCGTCCGTCAACCCTCCGCCCATCACGCTCTCGAACATTCGCGCGGTCTTGGCGGGGTTATATCCGAACGCAATGCCCTCTAAGAGCGCGTCTGCCACCCGCTGTGTATGGTAGGGAGCGAGTTTGTCGATCCGTTTCCAAAGCGGCGAGCCTTCCTGCAAGAAACCGAGCATGTTGTAGATCGCGTCGGTCGGCAAGCTGCGTGTCATTGTATAGCCAGCAGCCCGGAGAAACGCTTCCGTTTGCTTTACTGCCAGTTCAATAGCTGCCTGTGAATTTGAGCGGATCTCTAATTCTGTAAATGTGCCAAACTTTGTCAGCTCCGTTTCAAGCGCGCTAATGAGATTCTTGTATTGTGCGAGCCTGAATACCTGCCCCTTAGTAGGCGATTCCAGCTGTGAGATAGCTAATAGCAGCGAATCAAGCTTATCCCCCATGCGCAAGTAAAGCTGGTGGTAAGTCCGTGCCAAACGCATCAGCGCAGCCGCATCCTGTCGGTCAATAGCTCTCTTAAACGCCTGCGCGAGTTCAGTCGGTGTTGGCATTATTCATTCCCTTGCCCGAATGCCCGTATCAATGCGGCTCCGATATTATCTCCAGTAGCTTTTTCATTGGCGATTCTTTCCTCTTCGTCTTCCCAAACGTACCCACGCAAACCCGACGCAGTCTGTTTGCTAACTAAGCCAAGATCAATGTCGGTCTTGAGCGCCATCGCGGTCTCATTCTCATCCTCTGGCATCACATCAGGCCACACCACCTCGCCGCCGTCGGTATTACCGGCTCCGGCAAGCTCCAGCAGGCGATGGTTAATCTCGACAATCCCTTCGCCATATAGCCCGCGTTTCTCTTCCAGCTTGCTCAAAGCATCCTGGTATAAGACGCGCAAGCCGAAGTTCGTTAAACCGCCTAATTTATCAGCCATCGAGTCAATATCAACGGCTCTGCTCACATCAAATAATGCCTGCCGTAAATAGCGGATAAATGACAAACTGGAACTCAGATCGCTTTGCATTTCAAGGTTCTGAATCAACGCATTCGGGTCGGTGGTCGTGACCAGCTCGTCCACGCCCCACGCAATTTTATTAATGTTCTGGAAACCACGCGCCCATGTTTTAGGATAAGCATGGTATTTGATAATTTTTGCGGTGTTGGATGAAACGAAGTTGATCTTATCCTGCAGGTCAATTAAATCATCAGTGATATCCGGTCTGCCATACACGCTGCCCACATCCGGCAGGTTATGCCAATGCACTATCGGAGCGAATTCCCACTCCCACACTTGTTTATTCGTAACTTCCCACTTGCTGCCATTTATGCTGACATAGTCGGTGATAACCCAGTAGCCCGTTTCTGCATCGTGTTCGGTTACCTGTTTGATCGTTTTATCTTTGCCGGTTACCGGGTCTGTAATGGTATAGGCAATGGTATAGCGATAGACTGTGTCAATATCTTCTGGGAGCGCGTCCATTGTTACAGTTGCGGGGTCCAATACCACCAGGCGCGGGATAAGCTTGCCATCTTTCGAGATCGCTCCGTCCGGCAATATCTTGACATAGCAAGTGCCACTTTCGGCGCCATAAACAGCCGCGCGCTTCAGCAGCTGCATCTTCCGGTTAGCCCGCCATACTGCGTCAATGTATTGCTGCGCCGGCGCGTCTGATTCACCAGGCAGGTCGAACGCCGGCTCTTGCCCAAACAGCATTGCCACGCTGCGATCTACCAATAGCCCGATGAAGTTTATAATAATTGCGTCATCTGCAGACTTGATCGGTGCTTTATGCAGCCCGCGCCTGTAATTGCGTTTGAGCGTAGATTCATTCACCCGTGCAACCTGCTCGCGCCCTAACAGTGGCTCCAGCAGCCAGTTTCTGAAATTGTCCATTACACCCATAACGCCTCGCTTTTAATATTCATAAAAGGGATTCTTGATAACTTGCACGCGTTCCTGCATTCCACTCCACGCAATAGCAAGGCTCATAACACAGTCGTCGTGCATCCCATCAGGCGCGCTGTAAGAGAATGACCCGCTTGCATTGCGCTTGCTCTCAAACGACAGCAGCTCGCCAACCAGCACCGGGTCGTCCAAGACCAAAATCTGCCCATTTTCAAAGGCTGATTGCAAGTTCTGAATAATAGATTGCTTCGTTGCCGAAGTTGTTGTAAATGGGATAATATTCAGCCCGCGTGCAACTAACTCGTCAATGACCGGTCTGCCAATGCTGTTACTCTCAACCACCATCGAAGTCAAATGGTAGCGGTGATAAACAGCTTCTAACCGGTCAATCAGCACCGGATAATCCACGCGGTTGAACCGATCAAGGTAAACCATCTCTTTTGATTCCGCATCCAGCACCGATACAACTGTAAAGTCAACCGAAGCCGCAACGTCAACACCTGCAATGTACTGCTTGCCTTCTTCATACTCTTTTGGCTCTAAAACAGCAGCCTCTTGTACCCGCCTGAATACGCCGCCAGCGTCATCGATAAACTCTGCTAAGTATTCCTGCCTAAATATCATCTCAGGCAAATCCCGCTTAGCTGCCTCAATTTCTTCCTTAGCGATAAACGGATTGCTGGAAGTCGGAAATGTCCACGATTGCCAGCCTTCTTCACCGCTTACCCCGCGCTGATAAATCTCCCAAAGCCAATTACGCCCCTTCGGAGTACTGATAAATAATGCCTTGCCTAACCTGTCCGATAGCGCCGGTCTGATAGCCTCCGTCCACGCCTCTCGTTGCATAAACGCACACTCGTCCATCACCACGAAGTCCAGCCCTTCACCGCGCAATGAGTCGGGATTGTCAGCCGATCTAACAGCCACAAAACCGCCACCTGGAAGCGTGACCATCCTGTCTGCAAGCCTGACCTCTGCATTCGGGATTTTGCGGGCAATTTGCCGCAATGGTCGCCATCCAACCTCGCCCGTCTTGTAACTTGGACTTACCCACCACGCGCGCCCGCCTTTGCTCGCCGCGTCCAAACACTCGTTGACCCCCAGCCGCGTCTTGCCCCATCGCCTGCCTGCTGACAAGACTTTGAAACGTGCCTCGCTGTTGTGGACTTGGGGTTGCCCTGGATGCGGTTGCGCGTCAATCGTTGTTCTCATCATCCCACTTCACGATCACAGCGCCCCCGTCCGCCCCCGTGACTTCTTGCCGCTCAACGTAGCCGCGCGACTTGCCCTGCGTCTTGAGAGTAAAGATAATGGCCGTGATGTTCCCATCAACCACCTCTCGCCTGAGGGCACTCTCAGCGATGTCCACCAGCTCCACGGTGCGTTGCTGGCCGGGCTCGAAGCGCACGGCGGTGCCGGCCGCAATGTTCAGCCGCATGCCGTGTGCGGCCGCGCGGTCAAAGCTGAGCGCCGCGTTGGTTTCGGCAAAGTGGT